GGACTTACCAGGTTCTCTCTGGTAGTTGTAGGTGTTGAAACCCAAGAATCCGTTTTTCAGGGTTTCTCCCCTTCGTTCCCCTAAGTGAAAAAATAATGATATCCGACCTCGCCTCCCACAAACTCACCTCACAGTTGCTCTTAACAACCTGTTACCTCGGATATCCATCCCATTGTGTAACTAGCCCCACCAGACTCGCCGTTACACCGATTCAGCACTTAACTTTCTGAACCTTACCACTTTTGTTGGTATCTCTCTATCTTGAAACTTACAAATCCGTTTTTCAGAGTTCTAAGGTAAATGGGTCTAAGCGAAGAAATCATTGTCAGAACAGCCGTAGGTACAGTTCTAGGTCTAGCACTTAATAGTTTTCTATCCAGCCTTGGTAGAGATGTATTCAAACCTATTGTAAGTCGTAAAGCTTTCAATAAACTCGAACATGAGTTTGTAGTTGATATAGCTGGAGTAAAGATAAACTATGGTGATCTACTGGGTCACTTTATAAGTCTACTCACAATTATGGCTTCAGTGTATGTTGCAATCTATGTTCTAGAAGCTAAAAAGGTGCTCTAATTGAAAAATAGCCCCTCCTGTCTTCGCTATTTAACCGTCATAACCTTCCGATTCACTGTCTATCATGAGTGAATCCAGCCACGTATACCTTCGTGTGACCTATAAGCGGTCACTGGTATTTGTTATGTCCGAGTTTTACACAATCGCTTGATTGAAACCGGGCTGTCACCGGGCACTGCTCCACCTTCGCAGTACACTGTCATGATCATCCGTTCTCTTTCCATCAGAACTTTCAATATCATGCCCATATCAACACGCCGGGTAAAAGCTCCTTTTCTGTATGTCGCCAGAGTTTCTGCACGTGTTGATTTCTATGCCCCTCCTCGCATAGTTCCTATCGTAACCATCCGTCATCTCGAGAACGAGTTGTAGTTGTTACGTCTAGCCAGAGTTTCAATGATCGATTTCACAAAGGCTTGAAACTCTGGGAGTCCTATTGTGTCTCAGTGCTATGCGCACCCACGATCTGTAATACTATTAACATTTGAATCATATGAATCCGTTTTTCAGAGTCATATGGTTCTTAAACGGAAAAATGCCCCTCACACGCATTCTTCTATGTAGATCACCTAACGTCTTACAGCCCGGCATGGAAACCGTTTGGGATTGGTCAGTAAGCCATCTACTCTATTCCCCTTGCGGAGACCGGTAGTCTTTACGTTCCTACGGCACGGAGAGTTACCTGGCCTTCACTGTTACCCACTCACAAGTTCACAGTCGTATTGCATAGCAGCGGCCTATGGTATACATCTGTCTTGAAACTAGAAAATCCGTTTTTAAGAGTTAACTAAAACGGATCGAGTTACAACAATCTTCTTTACAGCAGAAAGATGTCAGAGAACAACCAGACCAATACGACTAAGTACACTGAAGAGGAAGTTAAAAAGATCAAGGAATGTGGGTTGCATGGTAACATGTATACGAATCCCGGAGGACTTTGGTATTCTGCAAACGCGTCTGGTTACTCAACCTACTCACCACCATGCAATGGCTGTAAGATGGGACATCAAGATATGGCGCGAGGGTTGTGGATGTCTGGGTTTGGAGTTACTCAACAACCATCGGGATAGAATGTGACTTACAAAAGTGAGCAATCTCAGTCATCTTGTACAGACCAATTTTTCCAGTCCCGATATATGCATGACGGTCAAGACAAGATCCACAACAGTCCTGTGAGTCGTTATAATGAACCAACTTAAGCAAAGATGGATGCTCCTCCGTGAGCTTTTTTAGATATGTGATTGGGTCATGTCCACATGCGAATACATGACACGTGTCCAAACACACGCGAATGCGCTTATCGAGAAAGCCGCTCACAAACTCACAGAACTCATTCATATCCTTTAGAGTTTCCGTACCTTGTCCCGCAGGTGTCTCAAGTAGAATCGGACACTCGGGCGTAGCATACTGTAGAAACTCTGTAAGGTTCTTACGCATGGTATCAATAGCAGAGGCGTAAGGCTGTTTGGTATGTTTAGCAACATGAATAACTACACCCTTTGCTTTCATTGAAGCGCCGGTCTCTAGATACTTCTGAAACAAAGTGTATTGCCATTCTCCTTTCTTAAACTCATTTGCAAGATTGAGAATGTATGGTGCATGAATGAAGACATTCAAGTTATTTGCCTCTACATATTGAGCAGTTTTACCAACATCATCTTCCTTTACCGAGATTCTAGAGTTCTGTGGCCCATTCAGAAAGATCTGATATGGATTGCTATTTGGAAACCGTTTGACTGTGTCAAGCAGAGTGGATTCCTTCTTTAGATGGCATCCAACATTGTAGAAGTTCTCAATAAAGTTTGCATTCAACTCCATGGTTGATGCTTACTTAGTTTTAGATTTCAAATCCGTTTCCTTCTGAATAGCTTCATTAATCGCCTCAAGAAGTCCTGCAGGAGGATTATATGTTCCCCAAGCAGGGAAATGGTAGTCCTTCCATGAGGTATTATGATACAATCCAAGAGTTGTCACTTTTCCGTCTTCATATGTGACGTATGCATAATATTCCGGCTGAATATATGGTCCATCACTTCCAGGACCTTGTTTCATTGTGACATTCTGAATTGTTGAATCGAAATCCACAGCAGCTTTCTTAATTGTTTCTAGAAGCTCCATGGTTGAGGTTCATTATCTAACCTAAATTGAATCCATTTTAATTGAAAACGGATTTATGAGTTACATGTTCGACCGATGATAAGCAGATGGCGGAAACTATGAAGTATAACTCCACTGCGTATGAAGAAGACTTGTGTCTTCAAGAGATTCGGGAGAATGCGCCGACGATGGTTGGTGAGTGGCTCGATAATAGACAGGGCGACATGATTCTGGATGGTAACACAGAATGGGTCATGGACGCAAAGGCGACGGGAGATAATCCTATTGTTTGGAGAAAGATTCGTGAGGTTTCGGGAAGTCACAAAGTAATCATTACGTTTCGTAAGTTTACTGGTGATAGAATGAATCTAACGTTTATCTCTGAGAATAGCACGGGTACGTATCAGCGAACGTTCTGGTTCACTAATGAGCATCATATCAAGAATGTTCAAGGATTTCTTGAAAGTTCTGGATTTGATACTATTCTGAAAAACGGATTCTATTAAGACACCGTAATACAATAGTGTTCAAGATGCTAACGATGTTGGACATTATATTCGATATAATGTCGCGACGTCATCTCGGGCGGAGGGAGGCCGCCAATTTATAATGGCTACGAAATGTTCCTAATCCTTAGATGCATAATCTGAGTGAGAGGGCGAGCAGATCCCGTTAAAGGGCTCGTAAAACATAGAATATAACGGTATTACGGAGTTTGAGAGTACTCCACAAAAACTCACGGACGTAACGTTGGGGCGGGGTAGCTACCGACAGCGGAGGTTACGACGGTGGTCATGCGAGTGATGGGGCATGGCAAGTTATACGGAGACGACAAGTGGATTGTATGCGTTTAGGAAACGATACGGTGGATAAGCGAGGTTGGTCGTCACGTTAGCCGGTGCGAGGGCGGGGCACGGTTCAGATAGCGTAGGCAGTACTCTATCTTTTTGGTTTGGTTAAAAACGGATTTATTAGGTTCCATTTTTAGGTCATATCAGACAAAATGGCTGCCATCATCCAAAACGGTGTGATGGCAGGCGTTCAGACTTGTAAAGCAATCAAGAGCAAGGGTGACCAGTGCAACACGAAGAGTGTTGCGCATGGTTACTGCAGGGTTCATATGAACTCTCGGAAACTACATGGGCCGTTGACGTTCAGCCTCATGCAGCTGGAGTACAAGCGAAAGGGCGAGACTGCAAAGATCAAGCACACGTATCGCCTCATGCTGGAGGATGGCGATGTGGCCTATCGTCGCTATCGCGAGGATTTGGCGCTGCTGAAGGCACGCTGCATCCAGGAGGAGCGTCAGATTCGCAACCAGTTTGCGGCTGCTCCCGAGGAGGATAAGATCATGGAAGAGGCGGCTGAACAGCGGCGCCGTGAGAAGGAACAGGCTAAGCGTATTCGCCAGGAGCAATGGCGTGCGCAGTTTCTCGCGGATGCCGAAAGGCGCCGGCGCGAGCGTGAGGACCAGGAGTTGGCACTGCGCCTGGACGCCGAGGAGCGGGTTGCCGCCGGATGGGTAGCAGGTGTTCTGCTTGCGAACCGGGTACCTGCTCATGCATGGGCTGGTGCGGAGGGCGTGGTGTTTGCGCCTGCGGCACCTCCTCCCCCACCTGCGCCTGTTGGTGAGCGTGGCATCGGTGACATTGCACGGGACAACCAGAGCATCCACACGACGGAGGTGGTTCGCCACACGAAGGAGATCGTGGCGAAGGTGCGCGAGATCCCGGTTCCGGAGGGTTACCGGTGGGATCGTGAGATCTGCTCCAAGACGCCTGGCGAGATCATCGCTGAGTGCCGACTGACGCAGAAGGCAGCGCACCAGATGATGTCCCAGTACGCGCAGGACACTCCCATCTACGATATCGAGGAGGGTATCTATGGGAAGGTACTGGACTCTGTGTGGCAGTTCGTCAAGGGCCACGCAGAGAAGGACAGCCTCGTGGCGATCATCCGTGAGGAGATGCAGGGTAACATCGGAATGTGTGCACAGGGCAACCTGACGCGCATCTGCAATGTGCTCTCCGGCTATCTGGATGGCGTGGGCGTGAAGGAGACGCTGGCTGAGAAGCTGGGTCGTCTTCTTCCTCCTCTGCGTGAGATCGCAGACGGGTACATTCGGCATATGCGGGTGACGGAGCTTCTCAGGGAGCACGACGTTCCGTATGCCGAGTGGGACACGTGGATCGATGCAGTGATGGAGGACTAAACAAAATTAATCAAACGACAAAAAATACAAAACTTTAAAAATAAAAAAAGGGGTGGATTTTTCACTGTAAAACGAATATACATATCAACATAACATATCAATGCATGGACTTGCAAGGTAAAACACGAGAACAACTTGTTTTAATTTGCAAAGAGAAGAACCTGAAAGGATACAGTGGGAAAAAGAAAGAAGACATTCTAAAACTTCTATCGGATACTTCAATCATTAATGATGATTTCGTGTATCAAACTATGTTAACATGCATTGGCAACAAACGAAAACTAGTTAAAGGCATTAGATCTATCTGTGAAGAGATAAGCGTAATTCTAAACAAGCATAAACTAAATATTGTCGATGGGTTTGGAGGATCATCTGTTGTTTCACGAGAGTTAAGCTATATTGCAGATAACATTTATACAAATGATATGGAGCTATATTCATATCTGATGGCAAGTTGCTATCTAGTGACACCTACATCTGAACAAAAAGTTCGAATTATTCAGCACATCAATAGAATGAATGATATTGCAGAAAATGGTCCGTATATTGAAGGTGTAATTTCAAAACTCTATGCTCCAAAGGATACGAAACATATCAAAGAAGGTGAAAGATGTTTCTACACCAGAGAAAATGCACTGATCATCGATACTCTTAGAAAATACATTCAGGACAAAGTAGAAGAGGATATTTCAGTATACTGCATCGCTCCACTTTTGAATAAAGCAAGTATTCATACAAACACAGCCGGTGTATTCAAAGGATTTTACAAAAAGGGTAATATTGGATGCTTTGGGGGATCGAGTGAAGTAGCTCTTTCTAGAATTATGAAACCAATTAGATTAGATGTCCCAATATGGAATGAGATGCAGTATAAATGTCATCCAACAAACAAAGATATTAATACTCTCGTTGATGAACTTCCATCTGACATAGATGTCATGTATCTTGACCCACCATATAATCAGCACCCGTATGGTAGTAATTATTTCATGCTAAACGTAATTGCTACAAATGAAGAGCCGGTAGAGATTTCCAAAGTATCTGGTATTCCAAAAAACTGGAATAAATCAAATTATAATTTCCATTCCAGTGCAGTTTCTTCGATGAAACATCTTATTAAAAGTGGTCTTGAAAAATCCAAGTATCTATTGATCTCGTATAACAACGAAGGAATAATCACACAAGAAGACTGGCATGTATTATTCGAGCCTTATAATGTAAAAAAATATGAAACGCCATATGATACATTTAAGGGATGTAGAAATCTAAAAGATCGAAGCAATAAAGTTGTAGAAATCATGTATCTGGTTTCACTAAAGAAGTAAACACTTTATCAACAACAGCTTTACATATCTTTACTATTTCGGGTTGTTTCCATAGAGATGAGCCGTGTGGCATCTCATCCCATTTATGTGCTTTAACAAATACAGATGCAATTCCTTTGCCACATTTTTTACTTATATCAATTTCTGGTAAAATCGAATCCAACATTTCATCAATTAGTTCAGGTGTTGCTGCAGGAGTTAACCCAATATAATGATTTGGAAATCCCATATTCATCATCTCGATTCTCTTAGAAATAGTTTCGGTAGAATGAAAGTCGCACCCAGATGCAAACATAACATATGGGAATATATCAAGTTCACAGAATAACATCTCCGCTCCTCTGATATTTTTTGCGGCCCTTTCAATAGCATTACCAGTTGCCTGACGCTTCTTATTCTGAACATAAAGATTGTCATTTGTACCCTGCACCTTATCCTCGATGATCAGAATAGGAATACTTTTTTCATTTATCGTTGCGATAAATACACCACCATCTGGCTTCATAGAAACCTTTTTGTTCTTAATATCTGGAAGAGGACCTCCGACTTTATGAAAATATTCCTGGCATTCAAAGAGTGTTATTGTTTTCTTATAAGTTAATACAGCCCCAATAGATTTACACTTTTCTTCGATATAAGGTGTAATTTCACATATTGCACGTGTTAACGTTTCTTCAGATGAACAACTATCATCATTCAATCTTCTGCCATCTTGAATTAGATTAGAAAGTCGCTCGCTTAATCCAGCAGATTGTGTAATTGTATGTTTGGAATCCATTCTAATGAATACAGATTTATTGAGTTTTAATTCCGTTTTCTGATTATGATAATTATAGTACAAATGGACTCCAGTGAACGAGCAGTGAGAAGAAAAATACTCATTCTCGAAGAAACAATTGATGCATGGTATCCGTGGCATTGCAACAATTATTATTGTAAGCATCATACATGCAAAATTAGAAGTCAAAAATTGGACTGGCTAAGATATGCTCTACATGGTCAATACATTCGCTGGAAAATCATTCGTGAGCAGAAGAGAACTGCGACGTTTTTACGTATATAGAGTTCTCCATACTTCAGGTTCTTTCTTATCGAAGTCACATAGAACCTTCTTGACAACCTCTTCAGTGATTGTGAAAGGAAAGCTTACATCCATATAGAACTTATACTCCTTCATGCTATCGTCTTTAGCAACACGTAGCATGTTGATACGAGTCATCATATTCTCTAAAGTTCGAATGAGTGTTCGTACACCTTTTTCTTCGCTAGAAAACTCCGAGATCATATACTTTGCTGCAGCATCTGTTAGCACGATCTCATCTTTTTTGAATGCCAGTCTATCTAGAATCTCGGGTAGAACATAGTCTTTTAGAATCACCATCTTATCTTTTTCATTGTAGCCACCACAATGAATGATAGTCATGCGATCGCGCAGAATAGGATGAACCTTTTCGATATCATTAAAGGAGAAGACAAACAGGCACTGAGATAGATCAAAATCTACACCCGCAAAGAAGCGATCGTGGAACTGGCTATTCTGAGAACGATCCGTCATGTGAATCATCATACTTACAATCTCCTCACCTTGCGGAGTTGTAGATATCTTATCAAGCTCATCAAAGTACATTACGGGATTCATGGTCTTAGCATGCATGAGTGAATCCGCAATACGCCCCCACAGAGAACCTTCGTAGGTATAGGAATGACCAATATAGTTTGCAATATCGGAAGCACCTCCTAGAGTGAAGAACTCAAATGGACGTTGCAGAACTTCAGCGATAGCGTTGCGCGCAAACGAAGTCTTACCAACACCCATAGGACCCTGTAGAGCAATCACATTACCAACTGATTCGGGGTTCACAATCCACTGAGCAATCACCTGCATAATCTGTAACTTTGCAGCATCCATTCCATAGATATGTTTATTCATCTGCTGCTTAGCACGAACCATAAACTCTGTACATTTAGAAGTGCCGTCTTTGATTGTTACGGGAAGAGGAACTGTCTTTCCAAATGGGATTCGCATAAATGCATCAACCCAGTTACGTAGTTTATGACCTTCACCTCCCTGATCCTGAATCTCGGCAAGTGTTGTAATCTTCTTTATAACCGTCGATTTAACGAAGTCTGAAATAGGAAGTTCAAGAACTCGAAACTTGTGTGGAATCTCTCCTTCATCTAGAACATGTGTTGATACACGTTTCATAAGTTCAATTAACTCTTTCTTTTTGGCATTAGATTGACGATTATAGTATGCTTGCTCTACTTTAGTTAATTGAATCGGTACATCCTTTTCTTTCTTTCCCTTTGACTTCTTCTCTGCAGGAAACACACCGGAGTCACAGCAAGACTTATCCGGCTTTCCAACATACTTCTCAAGCAGATACTGAATAAACTCTTCATCTTCGACCTCTTCATCTGACGGTTCATAGTCAGAGTCGTCTTCGTCTTCATCTTCACCTCCGACTAGTTCAATCGTGAGAGTGATCTTCGGCTTCTCGGTCGCCTCTTCCTCCTCTTCTTCATCAGAAGGCAGAGTGTCGTCATCAATCCAAATTGTCCCATCTTCCTTCGTATTCTTGCGCTTGCGAGCCCTCTTCGGCGGGGGCTTACTCCCATCATCTGAAATATTCTCCGAGCAGGTTCTACTACGAGCCCCTCGGGTGCGGCGTTTTAATGGCATCCTTGCTTGTTATGAGAATAAAAACCTATTTTCGTTTTACTCAATGGTAGGTCCATCTCCAACAAATGCAGTTGAATTACAACCTTCACATTTATACTGTCCAAGTTGCCACTGTATACGATAATCGTTTCCAAACTGTGCCCATTGATTGGAGTGCATTTCAACTTTGGTCTTATTGTCTTTGAATATGCGAGCCTGTTTCTTGTAAGCAATCCAATCAGATCCATCTCGAATAGAGACCGTAGAAAATTGGTAACCGCGAGGAACCTGGGAGTTTTGTGTGTTTCCGTAACATCCAGTAGCACCTGTTCCAGTAGATGTACCAGTTGAGGGTCCTTGAGAACTCATTTGTATATAGTAAAGATGAAACGAGTTTATCTACTTGGAGGTCTTCTGCTTCTAGTTGCATATCTTTGGTACACAAGTAGAAGAGAGCATTTGACTCCTGGTCCTCCCACACTAGCTTCTTTACAAAAGGATACTCAGGAGCTCGATGATAAACTTACAAAGTTAAACACCGAGTTTCAGAAGATGAAACAGCAGGCATCCGAGGGTGCAAATGCGGCCGCGTCGGCTAAACTACAGCTCTCTGCTGCCAAGAAAAGTTGAGTTCACGAACGCCGACCTGAGACGGGAGGAAAGCGACTTTAGGAGCGTCTCCCAGTCCACCAAGACATGTCAAAATATGGGGGCATAGGACCACCTACATCATTCGGATCAGGCTGAGGAGTGCTTGCCATAGCAGTCTGAACATCTGCAGGAGTCATAAAATAATTGTAATATTCTAGATTAGCAATCTTTCCATCAAATCCACCAGCTACACTCGTGTGAACCGGCATATTATTCTGCTTAGGAATCTGAGAAATACTATGGTGAGTATAGAGTGTACCGTTGATATACACATCAACTGAATCCTGATCCACAGCAATGGCCACATGCATCCACTTCTTTGCAGGAATATTAGGAATACTGATTGTTTCCTGAGCTCCAAATGTATCTATCTTCACGAGTAGAGAGTTAGAGTTTGCGTCCACTAGTAGTGCAGGACATACAGCTTTTAGATCTTCGGAACCCTTCACGAAAACGACCTTAGGCTCACCATAACGATAAGAGAAGTCATCAATCTTGAGCCAGCAAGTGTATGAAAAAGTCAGCCCCTCTTTCTCGTTGATAGATCGAGGCATAGGATGTTTGCTCTGTATGGGTTTCTTACCGTCGTGTATTGTGCCTTGAATTATATTTGAGCGTATTCCCGATGCAGGCTGACTAAAGTACCAATAAGCTCCAGCAACGACTAATCCTGCCACCAATATCGAAATAACTATAGTGGTTGGATCCATTATTTATTTGTTAGTGAAAGATTACGCTGTACGATTCGCCAGTAGGATACTCCTCCTTTCCTGCATCCAAACTATTTAATGCAGCCTTAATGTCGTCTTCTGGAACTCCATTGGACAACAGCTCTTCAGCAAATGATCTCACAATGAATGTCTTTGTATCCATCATGATGATAAGTTTATCCTCAATATGCCACTCAACAGATCTGTACGGCAGTAACATAATTGACTTATAAAGTGTTAGGAACATTGTACGAAGCTCCATTCTACTGTAAAATGGAATCGAAAAATCTAAATCCGTTTTATAGCATCAATGAACATCTTTCTGCTTCATTGGAACCCACGTAAAGCAGCAGAGTATCACTGTGATAAACATGTTGTCAAAATGATTTTGGAAACCGCTCAACTTCTGTACTCCGCTCACTGGATGCTGAACTCTCCGCTTCCAGCGAACGCTTATAAACTCGCTCATAAAAATCATCCTTGTTCGATCTGGACTCGCGCTTCGATCACAAACTACATGTGGCTCGCATCACTCGGCTGGTGGCTCTGTAGAGAGTATAACTATCGCTACGGGGACAAGAAGACGCACAAGACGGAGGCGCATATTATTTGGCTTCTAAACAACCCACCGAAAGACATTCCGTTTCTTACTATGACCCCGCCAGCACAAGCGATGCCCGATGTGTATAAAAATGACAATCCTATTCGTGCCTATCGTAAGTTCTATATCGGGTCTAAATTGAAAGAACGTGGTATAGTTAATTACACATGTCGCGAACCACCACCGTTTCTAATCCATTACATTCAATCCCAGAAGAACCAGAACAGCAGCAAGTAGAGGCAGCGTTGTGTTTATGCTGTTGTAATGCTTGGTTATTGTTTGCTGCTATTTTTGGTCGTTAGAACGCGTATTCCTGAACTTCCTTACCGAGAGCATCATACACTCCAAACTTCACGGAGTATCCACTCGCAGAAGAGCCTCCAGCAGCTGTCTTATTCTTGCAAGGTGTTCCGGCTTGCCAAAATGACAGTGCATCAGAAGGTGTCAGCATGCGCGGGTAGTGATAGAAGTTACAGATACGCCCCGAGAATCCGCCTTCCGGAGTTAACTGAATATCTCCCACAGCCGGCTTGGGTACACCGCTTAGGAAACAAGACTTCACCAACTTACCATCAATGTAGACATCCAAATTACGACCAAATACAGTTACACTGACACTAAACCAAGTCTGTAGAGGAATATTAGGAACCTCACACACGAACACATCATCCGTGCTTCCGGAATGACCAGCTGGTGCAGGAGCGGACTTAGATGCACCGCCTTCTGTAGCAGGGAATACACTCACTGAAATCTGTAGAGTATTGTCTGTAGGATGTAGACTGATATGAGGATTCAGAACAGAACTATTTGTTGTATCAGGTCTCTTTACAACCGATTTCTTTTTGCCATATCCGTAGTTCCAGTCTTTCACAAACATCCACCACTGCATGCCATATCCACCTTGGTCTTGAGATGATAACGGAGCATCACTTCCCTTCACATTCGCAGAGGTTGTTGCATCATGGAACGGAGGAGACAGATCACCAGAACTATCACCAAAAATAGCATTGTAAATACGAGTCCCAATGGATGGTCCAGGAGCAGCTGTCGGTGTAGGGGCAGACATAGGACCTTTACTGGAAAAGTTACCTGGTAGTTGAGGGAATGGTGCTCCATCATCAGCCTGTGTGAATGTATATCCTCCCTGTCCGACATAAAACTGCACATATAGAGTCTTTAGCTTACCAGGGAATGGGTCGGCAGTGAGACCCAGATCCGACCAACCAACTACAAATGAAGGAAGGGTTGTTTCACCCACAATCATAGACTGAAGAGTTTGAGTTACATCCACATACTGACTACTATCATTCTGGTCTGTTCCATATCGAGCATATCCAATATAGAGAATATCACTTGCTGGTACAGTAGTAGGAGCACTAGATCCAGAAGGAGCTAGCCAACCAAAGCCAGTTAACTCTTTTCCAGTGATCTTCACTGCAATGAAGTCAATTAGAAATGCAAGAGCTACACCTAGAAGTACTAATCCAAGAAAGATGCCAACTCCTTTAAAATAGCTCGCCGCTCCGGCTTGTGCTTTCACACCTTCTTGTGCCTTCCTCAGAGCAGCCGAGGCATCTGCTTGAACCTGTTTTAAGTAATCACCGCTGAATGTTCCGCGAGTTATATCAATTCCTGGTACACTTAATTTACTAACATCTTCAACTGAAGGTGGTGCAGCAGCTGCAGGCTTCTTACTACCAAACCAACTCATTTGTTAGAAGAACCGAAGTAAAAAACGGACGTTTAAGCAGAGAAATGGTAGACAGAGTAATGTATTGTAATAACTGTGGAGAAAGTGGGCATGTATTTAGATCGTGTCCCTCGCCAGTTATCTCTTGTGGTATTCTGTTTATTCGAGGAACATACGAACCACTGATTCTTCCAGCTGATCCAAAAACAATTGGAATACTTATGGTGAGACGTAAGGACAGTATGTCTTACATGGAGTTTGTACGTGGAAAATACGAACTTCACGATATGGAATACCTCAAACGACAACTTCAGAACATGACAATTGCGGAGCAACAGTCAATCGCTACAGAACCATTTGAAACACTGTGGACGCGTCTATGGGGGAATGGTAGAGATCTGGATAGCCCAGAGTTTGAACTTGCAAAAAATAAGTTTGAGGCACTTGATCGAAAGTTGCTAATAACTCTAGTTCCTTCTAAGTTTTCCGAACCAGAGTGGGGATTCCCAAAAGGCAGACGTATGCGTGGGGAAAGTGATCTACAATGTGCTGAACGAGAGTTCTTCGAGGAAACTAACATCCCAAAAGATGCGTATACAATCATTCCAAGTATGACATTCTCGGAGACGTTTACCGGAACCAACAATGTTCGATACAAGCATGTATACTTTGTTGCCACGATGAAGGATTCAAAGATTCTAAATCTCAAGCAGAAGTTTACTCCAAATCAGAGGCGTGAGATTTCAAGCATTGGGTGGAAAACACTTGGAGAATGCAAAAACATTACACGCCCTCACTATGTGGAACGTAAAAAGATGATTACGGAATTAGAGCGTAGGATTTCTACTGCTTCAAAGTAATGGATTACACCGAACTTGCGAAAGCATCTGGGGTTGTCTTTGGAATTATGTTTGGTTCCGGCATCATAATCTCTCTTCTATCGACCACTCTTCAGTGTAAAAAGATTGGATTTGGAGTATCCGCTCTTCGAGGATTATACTCTGCTTTTTTGCCAACCGTTGTCTATGCACTAGGTATGCGCTTTCAAGCAATTCGTCACCCATTTTCTTCTACATTTGAGAACTTTGGAGTAACATCAGATACATCAAAGATATTAGGTCTTGGTTATTTAGTTATGTTAACATCGTGGGTTTCTGTAGTATCAAATATCAACCAGAGCGAGAAGGCAGTTTGCAAACCGGATCTGAAAGAGATGACTGATTTCAAGAAGAAGATGATGGCTGAACTACTTCAGAAGGAAAAAGACAAGCAGGCTAATGCAGAGAAGAAGTCGTGATTTCTGGTCAGAGTTGAAAATCTAGATAATAGACTACTCCCAGATAGGAGGCAACTGCAAAAGCGAACATCCACCACCATACAGGAAAGATCGTGGAATCACGTTTTCCTGTGCCGAAAGGACGAATGCGACCCTCCTCTCCGAAAGCAGCTGCTGGTCTAAAATATAGGAACCCTGCAACTAAAAATAGATATGCCGTTAACATCCAAAGCTTGGGGTTTTTACGGATTGTTGCTTCCATTGTAATAATCATTAATAAGAATAATGGCAGGACAATTCGTGCTACCGAATCGAAAGTCCTTCTCAGACTTCATTACAAGAACTTTTTTGAAATATCGTAAGATCGATGTGGATCCACTCGATGAGGAGGATAAGAGTGTTGATCTCTGTCTCAAAGCCACTGGAAAGGATTCTCGTGAGTTATATCCTTATCAGAAGATCGTTCGCGAATATCTGATGATGGAAACACCCTATCGTGGTCTTCTCATCTATCACGGTCTAGGTTCTGGTAAAACTTGTTCTTCTATTGCAGTAGCTGAATCATTACTCCATACCAAAAAAGTGTATGTTATGTTACCTGCGTCGCTTGCGGAGAACTACAAGGGTGAGATTCGTAAATGTGGGGATCCCATTTATGCTTTTGAACAGCACTGGACTGTAAAATCTATCACATCTCCTGAAGACCGCGAAGGTGCAAAAGCGATGGGTATTTCTGATAAGTTTTTAGATGCAAATGGGCGATACTTTACAACATCTCCCGAGTCAGCTCCCAACTTTCGAACTCTTCCGTTAGATGTTCAGAATGGTATCAAAAAGCAGATCGACGATATTCTAGATCAGCGTTTCACATTCATCAACTATAACGGTCTTTCAACCGCCAATATGGAAGCTCTTCCAGAAAACTTTGATAACTCTGTGATCATTATCGATGAGGCGCACAACTTAATTGGTTATGCAATTAAGGAATCTCTTCGTAAAGTTTTATACGATCGCATCTACAAGTCACGCGATTGTAAGGTTGTAGCTCTATCTGGTACACCTGCAGTAAATCGTCCTCGTGAAGTGGCATTTCTAATGAACCTTCTACGTGGCCCGATTGAACGTATTTCTATTCCTATGAAGTCTGCATCATCTTGGGATGAAGCTCTGATGACTGGATTTTTCAAGCAACTCAAAGATGTTGATACAATTGAGTTCAATTCGGTCAAACGTATGGTGATGCTTACACGTAATCCTCCGCATTTTGAGAGCCAATACAACGAGAAAGGTGAGCGTGTAGCTGTCAAATATGTGGAAGCATTTGAACAGAATCCCGACATCAAAGCTTGGACAGAAACTTGGAAATCTAGATTTGAAGGACAGTTTGCAGGAATAGAACTTCCCGATCAGGAACGTATGGTGGTGGAACAGTTAGAGCTCCTTCCTACAGATCATGAACAGTTTGTGAATCTCTTTATCGATGGCCTTTCCATCAAAAACTCACAGCTCTTTATGAGACGTATTCAGGGTCTTGTTTCATACTTCAAGGGTGCCGATGAACGCCTACTTCCAAAGCGTCTTGATGAAGATAAGACACTAGTGAAAGTTCCTATGTCTGAAGAGCAGTTTAATCGTTACCTAGAAGCTCGCTGGATTGAAGTTCAGCGTGAATCTCGTAAAGGGCGTTCTCCGAATCTAGATGATGAAATGGGATCATTCCGTATGACATCACGTCTCGTATGTAACTTTGCGATTCCTCCTGAACTCCGTACAACAGTCGAAGAAGGAGCCACCGAGGAAACAGTTGTTCCCAAAGAAGACATTCTTGCAAAACTGAGAGCCGAACCGGAACGCTATCTATCCGAAGAAGCTCTGACAAAGTTCTCTCCAAAGATTCTTGCGATGCTCAAGGATATCAAGGAGAATATCGGAGAGCCTGGCAAGTTTAACAATCAGTTCGTGTATTCTCAGTTTCTATCACTTGAAGGTCTTGGAACTCTGATGGCCGTTCTGGATGTCAATGGATTTCAACCGTACAAACTTGTGAAGAGAAACGGTGTTTGGGAAGAGTCATCTGAAATGAAACCCGGTGTTCCTGCGTATGCCACCTTTACTGGTAAAGAATCTGCAGAAGAACGTGAGCTCTCTCGTCAGATATTCAATGGTCTCGATCTTGTATCGGACACCTTTCCTCAATCTTTAAAAGATTCAATCAAAGAGAAGCGCCTGTGTGTGTTTATGGGAACTCGAGCTGCAGCAGAAGGTATTACATTAGCAAATGTTAGACGTGTTCAGATTATGGAACCTTACTGGAATCCTGCTCTGATTGATCAGGCTATTGGTCGCGCTATTCGTATCTGTTCTCACGCCAAACTTCCTATGGAAGAGCGAACAGTGACCGTAAAGATGTACATGTCAGTTTTTACACCTGAACAATCTAAGACAAATGAAGGATTCAACATTGTGCCTATTCGTCGTAATGACATGGTTCTCAAGAGATACGAAGGAGATGAACCTCGTGAAACGTTTATGACTGCAGATGAGTACCTGTATGAAGTTGCATATGAAAAGGGTCGTATCATCAAGAATATCTCACTTCTGCTAAAACAGGCGGCGGTAGATTGCGAGATTCATCGTCGTCTTCACTCCAAAGAGAAGCCGGTGATTCAGTGTATGCGATTTGATAGTACTACAAAAGGTGATGATCTAGCGTATAAACCCGGATTCAAGAGTGACGATCTTGACACACTCTATCTGCGAAACGTACAACGTAAGAGTCGCCGTCTACAACTCGTAAGAGCAAAGGGTATTGTATTTGTTCTGGATCCAGATACGAATGAAGTATTCGATGCACCCGCTTTCCAGGATACGAAACGTTTAGTGAAACTAGGAATACGAACTGCTCCTGGTGAAATCAGGTTTTTCTCCGTAATGTGATAATATGGCATCGAATGTTCAAGCAGGAACTCGTGGATTATCCGCGAGTGACTGGGTGAGATTAAAGAAACTAAGCGCTGCACAGTTTTATTGGATTCCACAGGTTCCTAGTCCCGATCCCGGACTATTTGTATTAAATGAAAATCGCGATGTTATTAATCCCAATCCAATAATCGAACCAGAAAATGGTCGTAGAGTTCACACCGAGTTTGGAACATCTAAGATTCGGCGTCCTGCATCTTTCTGGACAGATTATCGAGCTGCGGTAACGAGCGATTATGTTACAGAACGACAGGATTCTAATACTAAAAGCAGAAGTTTAACTGCTACTAAAGTATGTGCCGGCGGAGATATTATTTGCAAAACCGAATCTGCTATCAAACACGCTGGAATCTGTATTACATGCAAGCATGAGAAACGTACAAATCTGCAACCTTTAGCACAGCAACCTCTATGCACGAACTGTGGAAGTTAAACATTCCAGTTTTATAATAGAGAATGACAGGCGGACTAATGCAATTAGTTGGCAAAGGGGCACAGGATCAGTTAGTCACTGGAAATCCCTCCTTTACTCACTTTAAAGCCGTCTACAAACGACACACAGATTTTGCTATGGAACATTTTAGGCTGTACTTTCGTTCCAAAAATATGAGCCTTCCTCCTTCAGGAAGTTTAACTCTTACAGCAAAAGTTGAACGGTATGCTCAACTTTTACATGATTGTTATCTGAGCATTCAACTTCCCGATATCTACTCCCCTATTGCGCCAGTAACTCAGCAACACGATCACTTTTCGTCTGATATAACTGGTCTTGGGTATGAGTTTCAGTGGATTAGAAATATTGGTTATAACATGATTAACTATGTTGCAGTAACTATCAACGGCCAAGAAATTGTAAGACACACTGGTGAATGGATGAAGCTGTACGCTCATCTAAAGTTTGATGCAAATAAAAAGAAGATTTTAAATGAACTTGTAGGTAATACCCCCGAACTTTATGATCCCGCAAATGCATTTGATAGAATTAATCAATATCCTCATGCGATCTCAACTACAGCAGAGTTATCTGCGCCTTCTATTCCCGCAAGAGTTCTAACAATTCCTCTACATTTCTGGTTTTGCGAATCAATTGGTCATGCACTTCCTCTAATTGCCCTTCAACATTCAGAGGTTCAAATTGTTGTAGATTTTAAGAATCTAACTCAATTATTCACCGTTAGAGATGTCGTAGAAAGCTCACCTACGTTTGGACAACGAATTGCTCCAACAAATCTGGTAGATCAGTATCACATGTCTCATTTCCTGTCACCTCCTATTGCTGGTCTGTCTAATACGGCAGTAAATCCAAATCTTGTTTCTTGGAATATGAATCCATACATCGAAGCAAACTTCATATTTGTTTCAGATGCAGAGCTATCTCACATTGCAACAACCGACCATTCTTTCATGCTTACACAGATTGATATTCGTGAGGCACAGGGGCAGCACGGACCTTCTAATGATCTAGATTTGATTATGCGTAATCTCTGTACCCGAGTAGTATGGGTTGCTCAGCGAAACGACAGACTGCAGAATAATGATTATGACAATTACACCAATTGGGAGAATGCTTTTGAGCCTCCTCTCAAGAGCGGAGCTCTATTTATGACTCCATGGTATTCATCTGGAACAGAGCAACAGACTGGAATAAACAGCAGAGATATTCTAGTAGAATCCGCGATCATTCTAGATGGAAAGGAACGATTCAGTACCAAGCAGCCCGAGTTTTTCAAACACATTCAGAATTACCGTCATCACAACGGAACAACGATTACTGAACTTCCAGGAATATACACATATTCATTCGCACTAGAACATGACAAGGGTCAGCCTTGTGGTCACATTAATGGATCTCAATTCAACAAAACGATATTAAGAAACACATATATTGATCCTCCTCTTGGATCATATGTTGGAATAACTGCGCCACCAAATGAAGTGTGTGTTCTCAAGTCAACTGCAAATAACCCGAACCCAACTGTTGTTAACCCAAATGCAACAGATAAGTTTGGAAATCTGCTGTACAGTCCAACCGAGATCGTGCGTGTTATTCGTAAGACAGAAGCAAATACACTTGCATATACGTTCCAAGTCCGCGCATTTGTTGAATCCTACAACTTCCTACGAGTTATGGGAGGCATCGCAAATGTCGTGTTCTCTTCATAATAAGAATGAGCACCGGACTCACAATTAATAAAGCAACATATGGAGTTGGCTCAAGTGTTGTAGATGTAACATCTGCGGTTTCCAGTAAAATAAAGGATGGGTTAGTGAACTTCACAGTATCACCTTCTTCTCTTGCAGTTGATGATCCTGCTCCTGGTCAAAATAAAACACTTGATATTAGTTACACGATCAATAACGGTAAGAAAAACTCTATGACAAAAAAGGATAACGATCTAGTGTACATTGATGCTCCTACAGAACGACTTGCGTCTGGATTACAGATTGTAAAAGCAGAGTATGGGTATCCTGGAAACTACACAGATGTTACAGATGCTGTTCAGAATCTTATGAAATCAGATGGTTCAATTGATGTAAAAGTTGGGTTCAAACAGCTTGGGTTACCTGATCCCAATCCAAATAAGCAAAAGGAACTTCAAGTTGAATATACTATTAATGGAGCTCCGACAGTAAATACACTGAAGGATGGAGAACGATTTCAGCTAAGTGCCCCTGCAAGAGAGGACTCGTCTCATCAGAGAAAACTTACAGATTCAGCCGGATCTATTTTTGGAATGTTATTTGGAGGAGTTGCAAGATTCTGTGGTGTTCTTCTATATGTTCTTTCAATTCTTGTAGCTTATGATTTTGGTAACTACTTTATACATCCCATGCTATGGGGAATTGTTGCATTCTTTCTACCTCTGTTCGCGTTCTGGGGATTACCATTTATAGTGATGATAGTAAGACTGTTTAAGGGTACAAATATTGTACCGGCTTAAACATTGGTGATCTATATTAGATAACAATGATTCCAGAACAGTCAATTAAGGAGTGGCAAAGCATCTGGACACAGTTGCTTGATATGGCGTATCATCGCAAAAATATCGTTACTTTCTTCGGAACAACGTTTGACTTTAGTGAGTCGTGGAGGCGAGACCCAAACTTTGATAAACTAACATTCGATTACACATGGGAAAAATACAGTAGAGTTAAGGATGAAAATGGTGAGTTTATTGAACCTAAAATTGTTCCAGAGCTAACGAAACTTTGTGTTCCAGTAGAACTATTTCATTGTCTAGGCAGCGAAATCTTTATTAAAAAATGCTTTCCAAATGCTGAACTTATTTATTGGGAACCGTAATGCAAAAATATTTTATATTTGTTTTTTTCTGGTCGTAAGACCTATTTTTGTATTTTGTTTTTGGTTTGGTCAACTTTAAGCGACACTCATGCCCTTAAACTTGCCCACACCCACGAACCCGGCGAACACATCACCGGACTCGCGCACCTCGTAGACGCGACCCGTCTTCTCACCCACCACGTAGTCCTTGCTGTTGAACTTCAGCTCAACAACGTCCTCGTCGGCGTCAGAATCCGGACCCTTCACGAAGCGCCCGTTATCGGCATCCCAGTACGTACCAGGAGTGTCGATCTCAGCGGTCATGCTGATAGCCTTCAGCTCCTCCAGGGAGACCTGGTTGATCTCCGGACCGCCGCCAACTGCGTTGGACGTAGGCTTCTCCTCGGTGGTCAGCGCGTCAATCTCCTTGACCAGCTCCTCCACCTCACTGTCGCCATCATCCTCCTCGGACTCAGGAGCCTTCGCGGGACTCTTGAGCTTTGCAAACGCACGCATGTGGTCTGCAAGGCCAATAGCCCGGAAGTCGTCATCCGCGAGATCCTCGACATACTGCTGAAACTCCTTCTTCAGCTTGTCGCTCATCTCCACGCCAGCGTCCTCCAGCGCCTTCTTCAGCTGGCTGGCCATGACCGGGGAGAAACGTTTGATGCGCTTCTCCTTCTCGGCCGGCTTCTCAGCTGCCTTAGGCTTCTCCTCCACCTTCGCAGGTGCAGGGGCGGGAGCCGGAGCCTTCGCCTCCAACTTGGACAGCTTGGCCTTCTCCTTCGCGATCTTCTCGCGCTGCTTGTCAGCGTCCTTCACGCTGCCCTTATCCAACTTCCCCTGCCAGAGGGAAATGTTCTTCTTGCAGGCGGCGATCTTCTCTGCGATGTCTCCACCAGCAGAGGACTCCGTAGGTGCCTCGGACTCATCATCCTTCACCTCCTCCTTTTTAGGCTCTGCCTTGGGCTTTGCCTTCTCCTCCTTAGGGAGCATATTGAGGATCTCCGCAATATGGTCCACGTCAGTCTCACCGCGGACAAACTCGAACGCCTCATCGGTGTCGAATCCGTAGTTGTCAGCCAGGCAGTTGATCATTGCATAAAGCTTCTTCTCCATGTTCTTTGTCATGGAGGAAGCCATCGTGTTCTCAATGGTGGTTAGATTTTGACAACATAGAATCCGTTTTCAATGAACGAAAGATCGATTTTAAATGTTTAAGTCTTGCCTCCCAAATCTGTTTTTTAGATTCCCGCTCAAACTCTTCAAGTTGAAACTTTTCAAACTCCAATGTTAGAAATTGAATAGGTTTAAAGTCTGGATAAATTGTGTCCTGATATTCCTTACGCTTATAAATATTGAATGCAGGAAGTTTAGTAATAAAGTCTTTATCCTCGTCGTATTCTGTAGGGTTGAATGGTCGTAGTTTAATAGCAATATCTCGAGAATCACAGAACTCCAGAATCTTTCTCAAAACCGGATCGTTTGTATCAACATTTGAGTCATGCACATAATGGATTTCCATTTGAATTGAAAAAGGCTTTCGTCTTGAAAACCTAATTCGTTTTTATTTTGTTTTGTTTTGGTTTAATCCGACACATCGAACCAGATCTCAAACCACTGATCGTGGTCCTCGAACTTCACGCCGGCTGCAGTTAGACTGCGCACCAGCAGAGCCCGGTCCAACCGGCTCATTCCACTGACATCATAGACATCAGCGAAGCACCCCTCCAGTCCACGCTGCATGAAGTTCTCCCAGATCTCCGACTCGTTAGAGCACGGCAGCGTCTCGATGAACATCTTCAGCTTGCGCGGATCCCGGTGGTCGTACATACAACCACCCTCATCCGGGCGCTTAGTGGACTCTGGGTCTGTCGCGTGACAGCGGCAGTTATGCCCCTTCTTGCCACGCTTCACCCAGTTGTCGTAGTGAGAGCACCGCTCGTGGCGGAACTTACAGTTCTTCCACTCACAGGCATTCCCATTGCGACACCACTTAGGCGGAGGTTTAAACTCCTCCACCTTCACCTTGGGCTGACCAACGGTCTCCCACTCATCATCGTCGGACTCCGCAGCAGTATACTGCAGAGTGCGACCACTATCAGAATCAGTCTCGTAAAAGTAATCACCCCACATCACTCCCTCCGGAATATTATATTCGAGGAGAAGTGCCATGGTATTTGCAGTATCCTAATCCCTGGCGTTAAAGAATCCGTTTTTGATACATCCGTTTTAACAAATGAGCGAATCCGAAGTGGCTAAAACTCAACTACGTGAACATCTCGCAACTCTTCTAGTTCCAAATATTGCGGAAGGATTTTGGAGCATTCAAACTGCTGCAACCGAACTATGTGAGAGAAATCACACGCAGGATCAGGTTATTCGTACATTTCAAAATATGCTAACTAAGATTCCCGAGTGGTCAGATGTAACTCTCACAACTGAAGTTGAGCGTATTCAGAAGGTAACACGTTGTTCTTACCTAGATGATCTCATGATGGGTGTGTTTATCTCGTATATGAAGGCATTTGCAAGCCTGCATCAGAGTGGTAATGATAGTATTTCAATTGACTTTGACAGACCGACTCTTGCTAAGTTTATTCATGAAGCGTATGTCCAGTCAGCACGTAAGCTATGGCAAGTTGCGTATCTATTTAAGACTACAGGTGTAAGTTCGGAAACGCAGGCGAGATGTCGCCAAGAGATTGAGACTATTATCAATCAATCTCTAGAGCACGTGATTCGCAGCTTCCTACCTTGGGAGTCTATTACTCGTAAGTATTTTGGTAATTCCGCTCCCACGCAAAGTGAAGTTCCGACAATTATGTCCGAAGAGAAGAAATCAGTATCCTTCGGAGAGGATGAAAGTGATGACGAAGAAAGTGAAGATGATGCGCCGCCTCCTCTAACTATTTCCGAGGAAGAGACTACACTTGACATACCTGAGCTAGAAGTGGAAGAGGACCCTCTAAAGGAACTTGAAAAGAAGGCACAGGAGACGCTCGTTCTAAATCTGTAAACGAATACAATTTTTAACAACAAATGATGATTGCTATTGCAGGAGTCGCAGTCGCGCTAGTATGTTTTATACTATACACTCTTGATCGTCGTGCAAAAGGGGAACCTATTGCATGGGATACTGCAGGTAAGCTTTCACTATTCGGGGGTCTTTTAACTTCCGGAATAGTGTTTGCGACAGGAACGGAGATTCCCACTTCAATCGATCAGGTAAAGGATATTATTCCTGATGCAGCCAAGGATATGTTTGTAGGTAAACCTACTTTCTAATCAATAAGCAGAACATTCTCACCTCCCGATTCAATTCCATAAAGATCCTTTAACATAGCTATCTCCTTTCGCGGAACTGCGGAATCTTTACAGAAGCGAACAATCGCCTTGTAAAGTTCAAATCCGTGATAGCGATCATGATGAGGATCATTCTTTCCAAACATAATACTCCCAGTTTCGGTTGCCATCCAACGTTTCATCATTCCACATAATCTGGAGTTCGGATCTTCTTCCGGAAATAGATCCCAATAGAGAGATGTAGCAAGACGAACTAGATCGCCAGAAGGGTTCGGCTTAATTTCAGGATATTTGGGAGTATAGTAAGCATCATAGTTGAACATTCCACCTGCCTCCTCGTCTAGATCATAATGGTCACTCATGAACACCTTAGGTTCTTTCATACCAGAAACTTTAATAGATGCAATTCCTCTTTCAAAATCAATAATCTTAATCAGATACCCAAACGTAGGAACTTTGTACAGCTGACTTCCACAGTTGTAATATAGAAACTCCTTGTCATACGGAACATACATGACATTGTTTGCATGAAGATCATTATGTGTGAAACTAAAGTTGCGCTGTGCATATGCAAGTGCAAACATCACCTGAGTCATCCATGCAAGATGTTTTTCGGGATCCAGATTCATCATCATAAGTTCATACAGAGTTCCGGTACATTTCTCCATAAGAGTAATCTGAACTGGTACATTCTTAAATGTAGCCCATGCAAAAGGCTCGCATGATTCATCATCGTCTTCATCTTCTTCGTCATCACTTTCATCACATGCACATGACATAATTTCAAACATGTCCTGTGTAGACACGGAAGATGTGTCTGACAGTTCATCATTATCTGTTGTCTCATCGTGTACAATACGATTCATTTCACTCATTACAACATCTCCAACTACAGGAGCCTCAAGAATTGATACATCTTCTAATGTAACTTCATCGCCTAACTGAAGAGATGTTCTTGCACAACGTGTGTGACGAAACTCTACATGGTTCTGGACAACATCAGAAAGTTTCATGTCAAACAGTTTTCCGATATTCTGAGAGAACCAAGGACGTTCAGAAATCTCACCATAATCATCCGAAATATCAATCGTATGTTCTGCAGCTGTCCCGGTAAATATTCCATACACCTTTGGAAAATGCTGGCATCCTGAATTGGATAGAACGGCAGATATAAGAGCTCCTACATATCCAGCATTATTTGGATTCTGAAGTTTTGAACAAACGGCTGAAAAGTTCTCTGCGGTTGAAGGAAGACCGAGAACTGCTCCATACGTTCCCTTCATCCACTTAAAAGGGGACATTAGCATGGTTGTCTTTCTATGCACTTCAACTTCTTTTCCAGATGTTGTTCGAATTGTTGTAGGATTTACAATAGACATCACTTCTTCTGGAAATCGAATACCATAGAAACGAGCACCCGCTAGATGCTCTGTTTTAAACAGTTTTTCCATAGACGGAAAAAAAGGTTGAATATGTTGAACTCTCCAGTGCGTTTGTGCTTGATTATGCAGAGTATTCGTATCATATCTATGTAGCATCATAGGAGTTTGTGAACTTTTTAACTCCCCGTTCTTATGTATCCGTCTCACCATTGTAGAAGCGTGTTAAACCATAATTAAAAAGTTCACGCAATAATAATACTGAAATGAACTTTAACATCAAAAAGTTCAACATGGATATGATTCGTGACCGTTGTGCATTAGATTCAAAGAAAGCTCCTATGATTGTTCTAGTCGGAAAGCGTGATACCGGTAAGTCTTTCCTCGTAAAAGATATTTTAGCAAACTGTCGTGATTCTTTTCCTATTGGAACAGTGATTTCTGGTTCTGAGGTTGCATCTCCTTTCTTTCAGGATCTTGTACCTTCCAAACTGATTCACGATAAGTACAATCCTAATATCGTGATGGGAGCCATTAAGCGTCAGATGGCAGTAAAGCAGTCTCGAAACCATCAGATGCGTGGAGGCGGTCATTCAAATGTAGATCCTCGTGCGTTTCTCATTCTGGACGATTGTTTATACGATAAAACCTGGATGAATGAAGAATCAACTCGATATGTATTTATGAACGGTCGTCACATCGATCTTATGACTATGATTACTATGCAGTACCCTCTCGGTGTTCCTCCCAATCTTCGTACAAATATTGATTTTGTATTCATTCTGCGTGAAACTGTAATTGGCAATCGTAAGCGTATTTACGAGAACTATGCAGGTATGTTTCCTACATTTCAAATGTTCTGCCAGTTTATGGACCAATGCACAGAGAACTATGAATGTCTAGTTGTCTGCAATGGTATTCAATCCAATCGTCTGGAAGATCAGGTATTCTGGTACAAAGCAAAGGAACATCCTCCTTTCAAGATGTGCGATGATTCTCTGTGGCTCGATAATCGTCCCTTCACAAGTTCGATTCTAGCGGCTGATGAGTATGATCCCGAAAAGGCTCGTAAGAAGAATGATCCATGGGTCAAAGTTAAGAAAGCTGGAACTTAATGCTTACGAGTCTTTTTAGTCTTACGGCGACGGCGCCCACCTGCAACGCCGAGACGACTCATAGCTGCAACAAGTTCATCTTCGGGAGCAGCTTGAATCTGCTGAACAACAGCCGCAGCGGCAGGCGCATCGGGTACAACGATTTGTGCAGCTCCATCGCCCATTCCCATGTTTCCAAAGAGAGCCGCTAGGTCATCCATATCAGCACGGACTTCTGTCTTTTGATAGACATCTATCTTAGACAGAGATCTCACAAGAGTGTATCCGGCTGGAGCAGGACTTCCTTTCGGAACCTTCTTTACCAGAACTACTGTCTTTGCCATTTACTTTCTCCTATGAGTTTTTCTTAATTTTCTGGATTGTTTCTTTCGGAATGTTCTTCTGCTTCCACCCTTTAATTTTCGCTTGGCATCCATTAGTCGTGCTCTAAGAACAATCTCCATTTGCGTTGGGTCTCCCATTCCAGCAGGAAACTCAACACCCGCATCTCGTAACGTAGCATATGTCATAGGGTCTGTAGGAGAATCTCTAATTGCTCGTAAAAGGTCATCTTGTTCAATTACCAAATTAATTAATCCTACTAGTTCTTTGCTTATTGTATAGTCTTGACCTCCAGGAGTTCGAACTGTCTCAAAATGCATATTATCAGGATTAAATAGCATATAAAAACTATCACCCGAAATACCATATTGAATAAAACTCGGGCTTCTTCTACCAGCTTGATTTCTTACGAACTCAAAAACAGCAACATTTATCTTAAGAACCTGTTGAATATGTGCTATATCGTCACTAATTAAAAATCCAGATCCTTTTAGTCTTGCTGTAGCAGACGCGTCATTCTTGTATGGTAAATAATTAGGAAGGTGGATTCTTCTAACTTGATCTGCAAACTCATTCTTTTGCAGATCACCCAGTTCTCGAAACGTGGGAGAAATGGCAGAAAGTATAGCGTGAATTAAACAATCATTCTTGTTGCCAGATGTGTTAAGTGCTTCATAGTCTGAAAATCTATAGTCCTTAAACTTTTCAAATCCTGTTCCTTTACTTCCAATTTTTCGCGATACAGACACTTTTCCTGTGCGAGATGGGTATTTATGCTGAAGATATGCCTCAATCCCCGGAAGTGTTAAAATAAGCTGCGTTGCTGTTGCTGGTGCTGGTGCAGGTTCAGGTTCAGGTTCAGGTGCAGGTGCGGGAGTAGGTTCAGGAGTAGGTTCAGGTGCAGGTGCGGGAGTAGGTTCAGGTGCAGGTGCGGGAGTAGGTTCGGGAGTAGGTTCAGGAGTAGGTTCAGGTGCAGGTGCCTCTTCGGGTTTAGCTTCACCTGAAATTGCATACAGAATAAACTTATAAGACGTTACCTTTGCACCACCTTCCATTTCTTTTATGAAACCCTTACCGCTGTCAATAACACGTTTTGTTGGGCTATCGGTCCATTTGATATCTTGATTTGACTTTACAGTTATTTCAACGTACCTGGTTCCTTTTGGTATGCCAAGTGATCCCTTCGGTTTTAGTTTTAGCTGAACATCCGACCAAGGTTCAAGTGCCTTAAATACACCTTTTATCTTTTGAGTTTCAAGATTACTGTCTCTCCATTTTCCTACTGTTGCCTGATCCAACTGAGATATAATTGAAGTTACTTTATCAACAGGTTCAGCAACACCGGTGCTAGGTCTAGGAAACTCTGCCGGATTGTGGGGTTCGAGCTTAGGTTCTTCAATTCTAAATCCAGTTGCTGGTGCTGGTGCTTCTTCGGGTTTAGGGGTAGGTGCTGGTGCTGGTGCTGGTGCTGGTGCTGGTGCTGGTGCTGGTGCTGGTGCTGGTGCTGGTGCTGGTGCTGGTGCTGGTGC